CCAAAGGTCTTGATGAGTTCGGGCGAACGCAACACCCGCACGTCGCGGATGGTGCCCAACTGCTTGATCTGGTCGAGGAACACATGGCGCTCCCCCACGGTGCCCGTCACCATCATGCCGGTCAGGCCTGCCATCGTGGCGTTGTGCATGCTCAGTGAGTAGTCCTGTGCCTGCTTGATGGCAGCCTCAGCCATGACGCTCAGGCCCGACTCACCGAAGTTGGCGTAGTAGCGGTCGGCCATGGCCTTGGCCTCGGGCCCCTGGATGAAGTCATCCATGCGGTCGGGGATCGTGACGTTCATCGCCCCTACAAACTCATCCTGGAGGTCCATTCGTGTGCGCGTCTTGACATTCTCGACATGCATCGCCTGGATCTTAGGAAGAAGAGCCGCATCAATCTTGGCGCGTTCTTCCACAGCCGCGCGATTGATGAAGTACGAACCCTCCGGGATACCGACCTTGCTGTAGAGCTCATCCAGCTTTTGCTTGACATAGTTCGGATCACGCACCGTGCCGTCCGGGTTGCTGACGGCGGCCAGGTCATCCATGGCCTCGTAGACTGCGGGCTGGTACTTCTCCCGCATCTCACGACGGGCGAAGGCGTCCAGGAAAGACTCGTAGCGCCACGGGCTGACACCACCGGCCTTCTCGACCGCCTGGGCGGCCTTGGCTCGGTTCTCTTCGCTGGACCCCTGGGCAGCCTCCATGGCGCCCTCGTTGCGCTCCCGGTCAATGTTCTGGGCGACCAGGTCAGACGTGAGGCGCTGGAGCTGGGGGCTGAACTCGCGCAGGGCCTGAACGACCTGGGCTGACCGATCAAGACCGACCTGCGAAAGGTTGGCCCGGTAGTACAGGTCAACAGGGGCAGCCACGGGCTGGAACACCCGCTCAGGAGCCCCCTCAGGATTGATGCGCTGCTGCTTTGCCATGGTGTTGTTTCTGGATTAGGTGTTGAAGACCGTCCGCGTGGTGTTGCGGTCGTAGTTGTTGATGTACAAGTCGGAGTACAGGCTGGCGGCGCCGCCGGCGATGCCCAGGCCGAGGCCGGCAAGGGACCCACCCGAGGAGCTGGGTAGCATGCTCAGGACGTTGCCCTGGTAGCCATAGCGTGACTGCTCCTTCTGTTGCTCAAGCTGGAACAGGTTGGCCCGCATCTGGTCCTGCGAGGTCTGGAGATACTCGGCCTGCTGACGGTAGTAGTTGCCCATCAGGGCATCGACGCTCAGGCCAGACACGCCACCTTCGACGGCAGACACCAAGGCAGTGGCGCGCGCCTCAGCACCGCGCCGACTGATGATGTTCATCTCCTGGGCAAACTTCTTGGACTCTTCCTGCTGGCGGCGGGAGATGGCCGAGTACTGCTGCATGAGATTGTTGCCGGCAATCTCTTCGTTGTACTTGTACAGGCGCTGCTGGTACTCAGCCGTGGCCTGCTGCTGCTGGTACGACAGGATCGGAGTAGCCACTGCGGCTACTGCCGAGATCGCCAGAGCCGCGTTGGCCAGGAATGCAGAAGTTGCTGCCGCAGAACTTGCTGCTGCTGCCCCAGCCGCAGCTGAGGAACCTGCCGCCGCTGCTGCCGGGGCGGCTGCCGCTACAAAGATGCACATGGGTTATTTGGTCCTAATGAACTGGTAAAAGGGCTCGTTGTGTGGACCCCAGGCACCGAGTCCAAGGATCTTGAACCCGAGCCACTTGATCCACCGAAGGTGAACTTCGTTCTTGGCGTAGACCCGATTCCAGAGAACCGGGTACTTGTCGTTCATAGCGTCTACCCATCCTCGGCTCTGCCTTAGGAAGGTGTAGGAGATGCGCTCAATGCCTGGGGTGCCGATCATCCAGACGACGCCGACATCGAGGTCCTGGAGGCGGCCTGGACCGACGCCAAAGATCCCCACGGCCTTATCGCCCTCCATAATGGCCATGACGTAGGTGGAGGCATTGCAGCTCTGCTGAAGGCCATCCTTTGCGTCAATACCACAGGCCCAGGCCTCAGCCACGTCCTCCTTGCGGAGGTCAGCAGCGACCTCGGCAATGTCCTTAGGCTCTGCTGCTTTGACGTAGGCTTCAGGCGCGCTGTGCTCTGGTGTCATACGAGCTTTCGTATTCCGCGCTCATGAAGTAGCACGGCATGTGCGTGTCGTTTACGAGCTCGACGCACATCTCGTCGTTCTTCCCGTAGATCGGGAACTTGAAGGTCCCGGACACAATGGGCGTCTGCCCGATGATGCCAAAGCCGGTCCCCAGCACGTTCCCTGTGAAGGTGTAAGTGTACTGTGTGCCCGTCAGCTTATGGGTCACCTTTGCGGTGAAGAAGGCTGAGTTGCTGTAGATCAGGGACATGTTCCTGAGCTGGAACCGACCAGAGGCAAAGGCCACCCGAGCGTTGTCTGAGCTGCCCTTCAGGTAGGGAATACTGAACTCGTATCTGGTGGTGTAGACATCACCAATCCAAACGTCGATTGCGGTGATGTTGCCTTCAACAGTAATGATGTTGGACCCCGCAGTTGCATTCACATTGTAGACGTAACCCGCCTCGTTCACAACACCTCCGGGGCCAACCCAAGCCTTGCGCACGACACGGAGCTTTGCCGGGTCAATAACTTGATATGGCAAAGTGATGGTGGTGAGGTTAGTGCCTGAGTTGTAGCTGGGATTAGCGTTCTTGACCGTGCGGCGATCAAGAGCTGTAATGAACTGACTGTTTACGTCCTTGCGGTTAGGCTCTACGGTGAGCTTCTCCAAGTACAAAGCTTGATTGCGCTGAATGACCATGAACAGGGTACTTTTAGACCAGGTGGCGGCCTTGATGGAACCACCGTTGAACGACCACTCAGACCAGCTGGACTGCACCCGCTCGTTGCCTGAGTTGAGCCATCGGTAGACATAGAGCCGGCTCTGGTCCCCGTCAGCAAGCGCCACCAAGACGTTGTCGTGGGTCGATACTGACATCTGGATGATCTTACCCTTGATGAACTTGGGGATCTGGGCTGAGATGTCAGGGGCAATGAGAAGCGAGGAGTCATCTGGGTTTGCAATCATCTCCCTGACCCCGCTGTAGCCACCACGGTCAAAGGGGAAGAAGATCGACTCTCCGGCCACCACCGGTCGGGGGCGGTTGATGCAGTCGTAGTTGGAGATGATGTTCAAGACCGCCGTCCTGGGGGTCAAGTTAGGGTTACCCGTAAGGACAAACTGGGTTTGGTCACTGAACAGGACTAGACGCTCACTGAAGGCGATGGCGCTTCGGAAGATTGTGATGGACGAGTAGGCAGAACCGATGTCGATGGGGTCCGAGTCCAGCAGCGTAGTGACCGTGGTGCGCCAGAAGTTGAAGAACTGCGAAGCCTCCGAAAGGATCACGTTCTCTCCTGACAGGAAGCCAAGACGACCACGGAACAGGAAGATGTCGTTGATGGCCTGTCCGACGAAGCTGGGGTCGGGGTTGCTGCCTAGGTCTCCCACGAGGCGGTCGCCCCAGACGGCGTTGGTGTAGTCCCTGCCCAAGGGATATCCCGGACCAACCCATCCACCAGGAGCACTGGGCGTTGTCCCGTCAGCTTCCTTGAACATGAAAGACCCATCCGACTGACGGATCAGGACATGAGGCATCGTGTTGCGCTGGAGTCGGTACTTGATGCCGGGCGCGATATCCTCTGCCCAAGTCCCTTCGCCAATGTTTGCAGCGTTCTTTGAGGTGAACCTGACCCAATAGTCATCGTCCTCTGATTCAGGAAGTCCCTCAATCTGGACCAGCATCCCGTTCTTTGCGACTGACGGGAGGTCAGCAAAGGACTGGACAGAGTCTTTCACCAAACCCAAGCCGTTACCAGAAAGGCCATCGTAAACGGTCATGTTGATGGCCGGGCCTTGTGTGATGTGGATTGTATAGCCGCTGCGCGTAATAGTGGGAGAAACGCCTCCGGTGATTGCCGCCTTCAACTTGGCCGCAATGTATGAGCCATCAGCCGAAGAGGTTGCGGCGGGGAACGTTTCACCGTCAACTGTTTGCAGTGATCCAATGGTCCCGCTTGAGGTGGATGCGGCGGCACTGGTGTAATCTCCAGTAAACGTACCCGAGATTGCATACTTTGTTGAGTATGCACCCTGCTTGATCCAAACTAGAGCCTCGTTTGTTGCCGCTGTCGTAGTCGCATTGTCCATCGCCACGGTGGTGTTGCGGTTGACGATGAAGGTGTAGTCACCGACCGACACCGCTCGGAACGTAGACTCAGCGGTGTTGCCGGCTGTCACATTCAGATAGCCGACGCCATTGGGCTTGGCCACCACACGCTCTACGCCATCAGTGTCAAACACCTTGATATCGTCGTCACGAATGACAACGACGTACCGCTCCGTTCCGTCCCCGCGGTCGATGACGTGGACGTAGGCCGATCCCGCGTCTCCTGCGATCAGGCTGGCCACATGCTCGGTCGGGGGCCGCTTGCCAAGCCCCTCCACGGGGCTGCTGTAGGCGTTTTCTTGGGCCTCAGCCTGGGTGGCAAAGCGAAGGCTCGGGGTCTGCTGGGAGATCCCGTTGAGCATGTTGGGGACGGGTACGGTAATCAGTGGCATGGATCAGCCCATGAAGTCCTGGGGATAGTGCCGGGCAATCACGCGGAAGGTGTCGTAGTTGTCGAAGATGGTACGGTCAGCGGTCTCGCCTTCGTACTCACGGAGCTTCGACAGGGCCATGACCTCATCGCGCAGAGTGAAGGCGTGGTGCTTCTCGGACCCAACCATGCGGTCCTGGAAGATGCGTGCGGCCTTGACGTTGATGTAGTACCTGGCGGCCTGGGGCAGGTAATCCCAGTCCAGGGCATACACCACGGTGGCCTTGACCGCTTCCGTGAAGACGTGGGAACGGGTCTTCAAGTCGTAGAGCTGCTGCCCACGGAGGATGACATCGACCTTCAGGTTGTCTGGGTAATCGACATCGACCATCAGGGCATTGGAGGGAACAGTGATCTGGCTGGTAGCCGGATCCGGCGTGAACGGAACTTCACGCTCAGTGTTCCAGTGCCAACCCTCCATCTGCACCGCGAGAGAGGTTTCGTCCAGGACCTGCACAGCAAGGGCGACATCGGCTGAGTTCGCACCTGTGATGGTGTTCACGGGGGCCGAGCCGATGGTGCTCAGCATCAGGTTGACTGCCTGGAGCTTGGTCGTAGGTGACAGGGGCATGTTATTTGTTACGGCTGCGTTGCAAGAACTTGGATTGCTCCGGTATTGAAGCGAACACACAACTGCGTCTTACCGCTGCCGTTATCCCGCGCATAAACTACTGCTTGGTTTGCGGCAGGAGCGGCTGGATCTGCGCGTTCCGTGTACAACAGCCGATCATGGAAATACACACCACCGATGTTGATCTGGTTGTCTGAGGTAGGGGAATCAACATCCTGATCCTTACCAATCACGATGTTGTTGTTACCCGTGGTCAGGGCATCACCCGCACGCCAGCCGAACAGGCAGTTGTAGTCACCGGACATCGGGTTGTTTGAGCCAGCCTGATATCCAAC